GTAAAAATCCTTTATATTTATATTCTGATTTTTAGTTTTCCAAATTATAATCTTTTATAATCAAGCATTAATGGGAGATTACTACTTTCCGTTGAGGTTTGATTTTTGTTCCATAAATTAGCTATCGCAAAGACCCTTGGTTCGTTTTCGTTCGAAGGAGCTTCTAAGACCAGGACCGCGAGCTTTGATAAATGCTCGTCAATTTACATTGATGGTGGAAAATCCATCGATTTTGAAGCGGTTCTTGATACGGTTGCAGGAGAGTATAATATCAGCCGGGATCCGAGGGATTATCTCTTAGTTCCGGCCAGGGCTGTTTCTGGTAACTATCATAATGAAAACCTGGATTTCTTTGCTGATACTGAGTTGACGAGGTTTGATCCACAACTTGGTAGGAATATTTACGCTACCTTTAACCTGTGTCCTTCCTTTGTGAACCATAATGCAGAGAACTATCGTCTTAGCCGGGGAGTAATTGTAGATTCACACTTTAATGATCTGAATGATGCCTCTGACTCTGTTAAGGAAGCAGTGTTCAATTCAATGGGAGTGGAGACGGATAAAGATGTTTTTGTGGAGTGTTTAGTTGCGTTGGATTCAACTAAAGACACGGCGTTGGTAGATGGGTTTAAGACGGGTGCGGTTAATGCATTCTCGATGGGTGCTGATGTAGAATCTACCACTTGTAATATTTGCGGGCATACTGCTTCTACTACTTTCCAACTATGTCCTTGTATCAGAAACAAATTTTCCAGGAAGAAATATAATCTTAGTGGTGGGAGATCTGCTGTAGCTTTTGAGATCTGTAATGGAACAATCTTTAGAGAGCTTAGTACAGTAGATGATCCTGCTGATAAGAATGCATTGGTTCAAGATAGGTTGTTGAGTGTAGCAGCGAATGCTAGTAACCCCTATAACCTTTCTAACAGGGAAGTGAACGATATCTTTAGATTTGTGGCCAAAAATGGAGCTGCTCTTCCAGAGGCACTTTCAAAACTTTTATACTCAGTCCTTGAAGATGGAGGAGCACAATAATGGCATCTTATAAAATCGAACTGTTAAATACAGTGAAGGGGTTTCACGAGGCGGGTAAGGCGAAGCTATCGTCTACTGAGCTTGCGGAATTGCAGCGTCAAACTAATGAGCTGATTAGTCGGTCAAAGACTAGCAAAACTGCAATGAAACTGCCTGTGGGTTTTGAGGAAGTCTTGGAGAAGCTTCAGATGGTTCCGCCTGAGGAAGCCTATGAGATTCTAAAAGGGTTTATGGATAAGGACGATGCAATGTCTGATGGTCCCATGGATATGGGGATGTCTGACGGTCCAATGGATATGGGCTTAGATAAGAAGCCTGGAGACGGTATGGGCATGGACGATCATGATGATCTTGGTGGACCCCCAATGGGAGACGGTCCAAAGGGTCCCAAGATGGATGACATGCCAATGGGCGACGGTCCTGACAAGGACGACAAGGGTGACATGCCAATGGGCGACGGTCCCAAGGGTCCCAAGGGTCCCAAGGGTCCCAAGGGTCCCGACAAGGACGACAAGGACGACAAGGACGACAAGGACGACAAGGACGACAAGCCTAAGGGTCCGAAAGACGATAAAGACGGACCCAAGAAGGATCTAGGGGATATGAAGGAAAAAGTCATGTCTCAGATGAAAGAGAAAGATAAGAAGAATGATCGGCTCAAGCACATGAAGGATATTAAGAAAGAGGAAGAAGAGAATCCGTCTTCTTCAGAGATGGGTCTAGAGGATCCAAAGATGGTTACCGCGTCAGATCGAGCCAAGAAGGTAAGGGTTGTAATTACTCCAGAGCGTAATATTGTTGCTCATCACGTAGATTATGGTCCGATGTTTAGTACTTCCCCCCCTGCTCTAGTTAAGGGCGATGAGGGTGCCGTCAGGCGTCTAGCAAATAAGATTCACGGTCTCTGTGTATATGAAGGCTATTCTGTTGCAGCTGCTAAGTTGGGTAACGTAGTTATCCTCAATAAGGTTGCTGGAGTTGACGATGACGTAGAAACTAATCACGAGGAAGATGTTCCTGCGGCTGATGAGGGTATCGTAGAAGAGAAGGAAGATGATTTCGAGCAGACTGAGGAGACTCCGGAGGGTGATGTTCTTAATGAGAACGATACCGATCATGCGGAGACGCCTAGTAAGGTAGTTTCCAAGTCTAAGTCTGCTGAGGGAATTGATAGTGATGCGGACAATGCAACTGACATGACAGTTCCCACGCCCGCAGATGATATTACAAGTGATAATGATGCTGCATCTGAGGAAGTTCCTTCATCTAACGCAGGCGATATCTTGGAAGATGATGATGTTGATTTCAAGACTGCGGCTAAGAAGCTAGAGGCTAGCTACAAGAAGTTGTACGCTTCTCGGGCCAAGAAAGAGGCAGAAGAGGCAGTATCCACGTTTATTGATAAGTTCAAACGCTGCATTGAGATTGCGTCTGCACGTATGCGCCTGAACTTGGACGATAATCCCTTAAAGATTGCGTCTTTTGACATCCTGACATCGGACAGCATTCCCTTGTCAGATGGTGATTATTTCCGACCCATGGACGCTAAAACTGCTGGGGAGATTATTGAGTATATCTCTGATGCTGCACATGTGGAGTTTTTCTCCCATTTGATGGCACGTACAGCAGATCTGCTGGAGAAGAGTGATGAGTATTTGGAGGATGCAGAGAATGATGTAGATAATATCTCTCCTGCTCCCGTAGATATTGCTGAGGATAATCCTCGGACAGCAAGTAGATCAAAAAGTTCTGCCCTTCGTGAGAGCGCGATTGGTGGTAATTTTGAGATAAATAAAAAAGTTTCAGCTACCGAAGCTAAGAACAGTAATAGTTCGGATCTGATTGGGAATGCTATCAGTGGTAGCACTCGTCTTGGAAGACGGGTAGGTAGATCCTAGTCGGTCTGTATATCTGGAGGATATAAATGGCAAATCCTGAAAGAATGGAAGTGTTTCAAGTCTCTCCGCGAGCGATTGGTATTGACCTTAAGCGGTCACAGTATAATACTGATTTTGGTCATTACAGGGCCAATACTACCACTACGTTCCGCGCTGGGATGCTCGTGGCACTCAACGCCTCACAAGAGATTGTGAAGGACGTTGGGGTCAATCCCTTTGGGTTCACCAAGTACAACAAGACTACAGCCCAGTATGCTATCATCGTAGATGAGTATATTCAGCTGACAGCTCTAGTTGCTACTTCTCTGGCCCATGCAACTCTTTTGACTGCCGCTGGTGCTGTCGCTGCTGTTAGAGTAGCTAGTGCTGTTGGTGGTGGTGGTACCGTATACACTGAGGGTGGTGGTTCCGATTACACGGTTAACTATACCAATGGTACAGTTGTTCGTGTTGGTGGTTCTACTATCGTTAGTGGTTCATATGTGTACGTAACTTACTCTTACCAGCTGACTGCTGATGACCTGGATCGTGAAGGTCACAACTTCTGGCTGCGAGAGAATGATGTTACAATCCAGGCTAATCGTGTAACGGTTATTACTGGTCCCGCGATTATCTTTACGACTCAGTATGATCCTTCTAGGACCTACGATGTGAACGCGAAGGTGTACGCTGGTGTGACTGCTGAACTGCTTGAGGGGATCGTAACCACAAGTTCAACCGGTGTCCAAATCGGTCGGGTGCTACAGCCCCCAACTGCCGCAGACCCATGGCTCGGGATTAATTATCTCGGTTGGCCCATAGCATAGGAAAGGAGCGAGAAATGACTAAGAATAATCCATATCGCAGAATCGCAAAAGGTGCTCGCCCCGCTCCCCGTCCGAAAAGACGTGTAGCGCCTAAGAAGGGCCAAAGAACAGATCCGCGTAGAGTAGCCGTGCGTAAGCGTGAGCGGTTTGCATCTAAGCGTGATGAGCGTAACTTCCAGCCGAATGGTGAGTTTAATCCTCAGGGTTATGATCATAATTCAGTTCGGACAGCCGCTAAGACTAATCTTGAGAACCGTAGAATGTTTGACCGTCAAGGTCACATCAATGCTTCCGATAGCAAAGATGCTCTCGTACAGATTCAGCACTTGCTGAGTACTATGAAAGGTGCCTCTGATCTTTCTACTCATCCCGCTGATGAAGACATGATGGACAAGGAAGCTCGTCGGGACGTTCTAGCTGCTGCGATGTCAGATCCAAGCGGCGAAGGGTTCCGTATTGTTGGGCAAGAATTGGCACTGCCAATTAAGGCTATCCTGGACTATGAAGGTTTTGCTCGCAAGATCTTTAGAGTTCGTAACCTAGCCCAAGGTGAGCTGTTCCGTGTTCCGTTGGACATCCGTTCAACAGCATGGGTACTTGGTCAAGATGGCATGGCCCCCCGGTCAGTCACCAAGACTAAGTGGCTTGTTCCTGATGAGACCAAGATCGCGTCATTCCCGGTTATCGATATATCTGATATTTACCAGATGAATTTTGACGTTTTAGATCGTATGCAAGATACAGCCAGGCAAGAAATTGAGCTACAAGAAGACAAGCGTGCAATCGCTATTCTGGATACTGCTTCGCAGACAGAGAATACCGTGACCACATTTGCTTCGCTGGGTATTGGTGCCTTCGAAGACATCAAGTTCCAGGTAGAGCAACATAGGTTGATGGCCGAGAAGTTCTTCATCAATCGTCAGGAAGTTTCTGACATCGTGAAGACCATGAGTACAGCGGTAGATCCGGTTACTGAGCGAGAGCTTATTCTAGCCGGTTATATTGGTAACGTACTCAATTGCTCGATCTTTACCGCTGCTGGTACTGGCCAACAGGAAGTAATTCCCGCTGGTGAGGTATTCTGCACGACTGGCGAAGATTATCTCGGTGAGTTGGGTGTTCGTTTTGAGCTGTTCTCTGAGCCGTTCAATGAGTACCCGAATCAACGTCTGACAAAGGGTTGGGCCTTTGCAGAGCAGCTTGGTTATGTGGTAGCGAACTCTAAGTCCGTTTCCAAGGGGACCAAGTAGAATAGTTCTTAAGCTGAGTATGGTAGGCTACCATAGGTTGATTAGGTAGCCTACCAACTCTTAACCCTGCTTCTTGTGGGAGAGCGGAGCCAAGCGGCTCTAGACATGGTAATAAATGTCTTCAAACCAGAAAATACCCGTCCTGTCCATGGACGGAGAAGTAATTTCTTATACCCACCCTGCAAGAGCGCGGAAGCTGCTTAAGAATGGTATATTTGTAATACATAGTAAAAAACCGTTCGTAGTGATGCGAACAGCAAAGGAGGGCATTGTGCCTAAAAGAAAAGCAAAACCAATTACAAACTTTACCCAGTATTTCCGTGATGCTGAGGAAGTTGGGGCAGATATCTACGTACAGAATATCAGTTCTACACAAATTTCCATGACTTTCTATGTTGGTGTAAACCAGATTGAGAGCGTGGTGATTCCAGAAACCAAGGATCCTTACAATCTTTGTCAGGATGTTCCAATGAGCGTTCTTAAGGAGTCAATGGATCTTCGTAAGCTAGTGAATCGTCGTCCAGAGGTTCTTCGTCTCTTGAGTGAGGAAGAGTACGTGAAGTACTATGAGCTTCAAGCTGCTAAGGCACGTATTGATACGGATGAGGCGATTAGTCGTGCACTTGAGAAGAAGAATCGTTTGATGCGGAAGATCAAGAACGCGGGAGACGCGCCTAAGACGTTGGATCAGCTGGCATTAGAGCGTAACAAGATGGACGAAGAGGCAGAGCCAGAGGTTCAGATTCATCCCAGGATAGTGGGTCTATGTGCGCAGGTTGGTGCAGGGATCAAGCAAGCAGAAATGCTTAAGGCTGAAACTTTCCTAGAGAAGCTGGAAGACCTTCAGGACTCACTAGAGCCTCAGGATCTAGATTATCTAGTAGGTAATGGCTATTGGAAAACCGTTACTGGCTGGGCAGCAAAAGAGCAATCTCGTCGTTTGAAGGATGAGGGCGAAGAATAATTCTACAATTTATACTTCTGCTCTTTAGATTTCCAACCAATTTGCCTATATAATTAAAATATTACAAAGGACTAGTGTCCTTAACAGGAGAACTATATCATGGGATCATATCATGAATTTACAAGAACTGTTACTATTGCAGGTGCCTCCACTACCGAGAGGGTCTGGGGTACTCCTTGGGGAGATCCTATAAAGAATCTCTATATTTACCTGTCTACCGCAGGGATGATTCCTGTTACTGGTGACGTTGATTACGAGATTTTTTGGGGAGGTCAATGGGAGGGAGATCCCTTTGGTGAAATCGGGGTAACTACTCATTCTGGTGGGATTAGTCAGGGTGCTTCGGCTGCGATTACTGGTGCTATTGAGCTAGCTCACCTAGTTTATTCTACCACAAATAGCCTTCCTTCCAATAGGGTTCTTCGTTTTCCTCAATCGGACGGATCTGTGGAGCACAAGAATATCGGAGGACTTCCAGTAGTTATTGATATTACAAATGACAAGGCGAGTGCTTTGACTCTCTACGTGACTTTCGTATCAGAGAGCGTTGCTGAAAGGGTGTAAGAGATGCAGGAAATTTTAGATCTTATTATCAATTATGGTGCGTATATTGCGGTTCCAGTTATAATTGCTGGACTACTTCAAGCAGGCAAGAAGGCTTTTAAGAAGTTCTTCCTTTCAGTTTGGGGCATGAGACTATCGTATTTTCTTCCGTTTATTTTAGGGCTTGCTGCCGGGTTCTTGCTTCCTACTGAGACGATGCAGGAAGGTGTCTTGGTTGGGATGGCTCTTGGTGCAGTATCTCACTTGATTTACAAGTTTTTCACCAGGACTTTGGCGAACAAGCTGAAGCTTGCCAGTGATGTGGAGAGAAAATCTCTGAGTGATTAATGGGGAAACTTCGTAAAGTGTGGG